TCGTATATGTATCAAGATACGTTTTATCTAGGGAATTCTTCTTAGTAATTTCCTCCTTCTCCATCATCCAAGTCACTTTCATTGTTGGTCCAGGTAAGAACCCATACGTTTCTTCATCAGGCAACGTTTCTATGAATTCGTCAAACTCTAGCATCGTAGTTCTATTTCTATATGCACCAGCTTGTGCATAATGCGCATCCTTCATCATCTCCACGGTGGGGTGTTCAGTTCCCACTTGTGCCGCGATCCAATCTTTTGCGTACTTATCTAAAAATCTATCCAATGACACGCCGTCAGCTTTCTTATTGTTCATTGCAATACTAATCCGTTTGATAAAAACGTCCCATCCTATAGGTTGTTCAATGTATCCTCTATCTCGTTGGGTGTTGGGGCAGAATCTTTGAAATTCATAGATGTAAGGGTTAACTTCCCACGGTTCTCCATCAGAAGTCTTTGGGGCGTCCATAAGAATCTTGTGTAAGTTCAATCTCGTTTTCTGGTCCTCTACAATGGGTACAATCCAGTGGCGTTCAGCCAACTCAACATACTCGGGGGTGTCCGGCAGTGGCATTTCAAAAAGGGCAGGCATCAAATACTCAGGTTTAACTCTAATACGATAGGAGAAATCTTGTAATCGATTCCAAACAGCTTCAGGCCAAGTGATAGATTCAATATTCGCATGTGCATTGTTAGTGGAAGCTAAAATAATTCGTGAAGTAAAAAAAGTGGAAGCTTTTGCCGATAGATTGGCCATATGTAAAGGGTAAGGAAAGGGTCCTATCCCTCGAATAACTTCGAAAAGCTCTAAATTTGGGGCTCCAATCGAGTCTTTCATCTGAAGGAAATCATCATAGATAGTAACTAGTTGTCCGTTATACCCATCCCAGTAAACGTTCTCCACACACCGCTGATACATCTGAGATTTTGTCTCAGTATAACCAGCCTCTAATGCTAATTGAGTCGCAATAAGATATTGCAAACGGGATTTTCCAATCTGTGAGTCGCCTACTAACCATAGCGCTGTTGGCACTGTGCGCACGTTCTTGATTTCAGGGTACTGGTTTTCAACCTCATTCATAATCTTCGCAGCTTCTCTCAGTTTTTGCACTGTGAACATCTTCAACTCAGGTGTCATCGCTTTAATATACTTATCCATCAAGTGAACTCCCATATCATAGAGAGTAGCCAACATAAATCGGCCATCCTTTGTTCGTGCTGCTGTATCAAAAGCTGGTTTATGGTTAAAAGTTTCAACATTCTTCATCCACTCCTTAAGCTGCGGTATACATTCTTCAAACTCTGTCGGGTCGTGACCAAAAAACTGCACTTTAACATAATTGACAATTTTCTTGAATGCTGTTTCAACCCATGCGACTACGTCCATAAAACCTGAGCAGGTTTTCGGGAAAAGTCCAATCCTCATCATCCATTGAGCAGGTGAGTTATTTCTATCCGGAATCTTTGTTAAGCAGTAGGAGCTAATGAGCGCTCCTATCAATCCCATCGCCTTCGGGCACCAATCTTCAGCCGTCATTGCAAAGTCTGCTAAGCCAAGTTGAGCTTGGTTTTTGGGTTTTTTTGATTCAGTATAGAAAGCAAAAGTGCGAAAACTACGCAAAATGTTAGTAATACTCTCTACTCCAATAAATAATAATTCGAGGGGCATTGTCAAAACTTGTACTGAAATACATCCTAGATGATACAAAATAAACAGTCCTGTTAACGTCAACAAACATTGGAAAACAGCTTTCACACTTATAGGCAAAAAACCACATTGACTCTCCATGATTTGCGCAACTGCCTCTCTCATCGCTTCTCCTATTCCTTGTGAAGTGGGTAAGTTGTTTAGCACTTCATTCACATTCGTCGCAACATTATCAAGGTTGGTGACAACACTAGAAGCACCAAAGAAGGATCCAAAACCGATCTGTGCATAGTTCATCGAATTCGTTCGCATAGCTAAAATTCTCTCAATAAGTCCTAATATAGATGAAGCTAATCCCATAAGTG